CCATCTGCACTATGTAGTTGTCTGGCATATCTCTTTGACATTACTCCGCCTCTTCAATCACGCCATAATCAATCAGGATGTTCTTCTCCGCATACTGCGGGTAAACAACACCCATCATCTCATACTGATAACGTCCTACGCGGCGATGCTCCTGAATTGGTTCCGGTGCATACGCAGCGGTTTCGCAGTGCGCATACTCCGGCATTTCCGCAAGATCATCCCGAACGGCACGGATAAGCGCGTCTGTAACTTCATCAATGCTGCTGCCAATCTCCACGGCAACCAGCTCATGCTTGAGAACTGACTTGTCCAGATCACCGGGGGAACGGAACAGTTTGTACTTCATAATGCACGTCCTTTCTCTGTCTGTCGTGGTTAGTGTTCTTCCGAAAGCCTTTTTTGCAGTTTCTTGACCTCCAACTGCGTGACGAGGCACAGATAGATGGAGCCAATCTCAAGGATAAAGTCTCGATCAATTTCCACGAAGTCCTTTCTGAGTTTCCGAAACACAAGCTCAAGCAAGTCCATAAACAGCGGATTGTCAAAGAGCTTGTATTTTGCAATCTTCTTTTGGGCTGCACTCCATGTCGAAGACGTTTCACCCTCACGACTTGTCAGTGCTTCACAAAGAATCATGCTGACAGCCATTTTCCGATTACCGTCTTCAAGCTCTTCCATGTAGTAGCGCAGGATGTCATCCTTGTCTTCAAGAGCAAGAACAATGCAGTTGTCATCCATCTCGAAAGCTATGAGTTCCGCAATCAGTTCGCGCCAGATTGCATAACCGGCATTGATTGCACCGTCTTCTTCACTGCTCAGTGTATCATCCATGCAGTAGCGTTTGTAGAAGCTGTCTCCGCCAAGCTCATTGCGGGTACAGAAGATATGCGCCAACTCATGCAGAAGAATGTGAAAGAGCGTTGCCGGAGTGCGTTCAATATCTGTGCGTAAGAGAACGCCATCCACATTGCTTTCTCTTTCACCAACAAAAGCAGAAGCATGAAAGTCAAAATAGCCGTCCTCTTTATATCGGTCTGTCAGGCGATCCGGGAAATACTGCTTGCAGAACTGCTCAAAGACTTCCTGCTGGTTTTCCGTCTGAAAACAGCGCAGCAAAAGGTTGTCTTCGCTGAACTCCGTACCCATGCGTTCATTGAGGGTTTCAGCCGCACAAAGAAGAGCCTCTTTATATTCGTTGTAGTCCATCTCGTGTTGCCCTTTCACGGCTCAAACTGCATCCGCGCATGGTAATTCAAACCCATTGCAGGATTGTGTAGGTTTCGACATCGGGCATCCCATATAATGAATATATCAGACAGGAAACCCCTTAAATCCTCTGCTGTCAACCTTCCGGCTTGACGTTTTTGAGGAAATCTGAACGCGGTACATACGGCAAGTTAAGTTGCCATCCCATGCGATTCAGCTCGTTGAGCTTGATCAGCATCAAGTTTACATTTGTCTCCATAATGGAGGAAAGCTGTACCACATCATAGCCTTGCTTCATCAGCTCCATCAGCTCGTCATCGTCGATCCGCAAATGGGCGCTGAACGCATTGGCTTCATATTCCATCTCGTTACGCATATCGAACAGCGTAAACTCCTGCAACCCGCTTGCACCTTTGGCTTGCTCCCGGTGCAGGCAGTCGTGACCAATCTCATGTCCGCAGACCATGAGCTTTACAATGTACTCCATATTGGAGTTCAAAAGAATGTGCCTCTCCTTATGCCGGTAGGTGTACATTCCAAGAAGTTCGTTCAGTCCATCAATGAAATGAACGTAGATACCCAACTCTTTTGCAATACGCACGGTGTCCCGTGTTCCGCAGCCTCGTACAATATCCGTGGCTTTGTGGTGAATGAGTTCAGGTCGTAGAAGCAATTTTCATCACCCCCGCTATACCGATGGTTATTCCGTAATTATATAACATCAGCAGTCCAATAAACCGCCCTCAATCCTCATCGAGATGCAGCTTGTATTTCTTTGGTGTGTATTTTTCGACGTTTCGGGCTTTGGAATCCCAGTAGATGTCCTGCAACGCTTTCATGACGGCATCTTTGTCCTGCTCAGAAAGCGTTCCGCCAGCAAACAAACCGGAGATACCATCCACCAAGTCCTGTGCCTGTTTCTTTCCACGCGCACCATATTTCTCTGCTGCCTGAACAACAAAGCCCTCATCTTCTGTCAGAAGATAATTGACATCAACGCCGAAGAAATCAGCAATCTTCTTATAGGCTTCCCGTGTACGGGGCAAGGAAGTACCTTTCTCATACAGCGTGATCATTTTGCGTGTAATCCCCAAGCTGTCTGCGACTTGCTGCTGGGTTAGTTCCTTCTTTACTCGTTCTTCCTTGAACTTCTCAGCAAACGTCATGTCTCGTTCACCACTCCTTCACAAAAAGTTTGCGAAACTGAATTTCCCATTTCTATTGACATGGGTAGTTGAAGTATGTATAATAGATATGCGTAATTCAATTACCCATAGTATATCGCGGATTACTCATCAAGTCAAGAGGAACGCGAGAATATGCACAGAAAAGTTACAAATATAAGCTGTTTCACCGAGACAGCTCAATAGCAAGGAGTGAGGATGCAAAACATGGAAGCACGATGCAGGAAGGCGTATGTTTGTGTCAATCTGGATGTAGACAAGGAAGGAGCTATCCGTCCGCGTTTCATCCGGTGGGACAATGGTTTGATTTTTCAGATCGACCAGATTCTTTACAAATGCCGCGCCACATCCAAGAAGGTTGGTGGTGGCGGCATCCGTTACACAGTCATGATTAAAGGAAAGGAGTCGTTCCTTTTTCATGAAGGAGACAAGTGGTTTGTCGAAGCAAAGGAGAATGCCCAGTGATCTTATCCCAGAAGCAAATCGAAGAAATTGCAGCAGCCGTTACGGAAGACTTCAACAAGTTCTTCTTCGGCACGGAGTCCGAGGAAGTCCGTATGGCTCGTGCTACGCCGATTGATCAGTTTGCAAGAGACTATCTCGGCTTGCAGGTATCTTTCACCCGCCTGTCCTCCGATGGAAGTATTTGCGGCTTGACCGCCTATGCTGATACAGAGTACATCGTTGTGGAAAAGGGTGTCAGGCGAACACTTCCACTCAGATGTAATCAGGTGTTGCTCGACGAGAGTTTCATCCGTCAGGGACAGATAAAGAAGCTCTGCGGGAAGCGGCGCTTCACGCTTGCCCATGAATGCGCTCATCAGATTCTCTATCAGATGGAATCCGATGAAGTCAAGCAATGCTGCAACCGTCAGTATTCCGCACGAACAGCCTATTCGTTGCGCGATCTCAAAACACATGAGGACTGGAACGAATGGCAAGCAAACGTCCTCGGTGCGGCAATTTTGATGCCGCAGAAAGAAATTGACCTTGCTGCATGGTATTTCATCCCTGAAAAGAAACTGACGTCTTATGACGGCTACTTTACATACCGGGATCGCCTGTCGCTCAGAGCGATATGCGCACAACTCGGCGTTTCCCAATCCGCAGCCGTCATCCGTCTACGCCAGCTTGGTTATCTCGAAGACCGCCCATATTCAGAGTTCAACGATCCGACGGAGGTATGGGCATGAAAAAGAATATTCGTGTTACTGAACCGTCTGCTGAAATGCAGATGAAGATCAGACGGGCGCGTATCGCCATTGCCAGCCAGAAGAGGCGAACGATGGAATGCCCGTACTGCCATCACAATACCATCGTTGTTTTTGAGGACACGAGAGGTCACGTTCAAGCGAAGTGCAAACGCTGCGGGCGCGAGACCGTCTTTAATGTTCTCAGTATGAGAAGGTTATATCTCCACCTCAACAGAGGATAAGGAGTTTAACAAATAAATATTTGATAGCTGTGCTGTGGAGCCGCTGACTGGTGAGCCTTCCTAATGCCGCATGAACAGAGTGTTCGCACTCTGTTTTATCGGCATGGGATCACAACTCACCGTCATGCGGCTCTTTTTTTAGGCTTGTCCATCCGCTGCTCCGCACCAGCGGAAAGGACAAGCAATGAAACAAATCCCAAAAACCCCTGTCGAGTTCGACTACGACCTCTGGACTACGGAGGACGGAAAGTGCATGGTGCGTGTGAAAAACACCGGCGAAGTAACGGAGGTTGACCGTGAGGTTATGAAAATCCTTCGTACCGAGGAAAAAAGGCTTAGACGCTCGTATGGCTTTGACAATTCATCGGAAGATGAGGACGGGGTGGAATATCCCTCTGATGCTGTATTGTCCCTTGATGCGCTGCCTGACGATGATGTGAAGTCCGCTGCGTGGTTGGCTGATCCCCACGATTTCATTTTGGAAATCCAAAGTGCCGCTCTGGAACAAGAGTTTCAGAAGAAATTGACCGACAGGGAACGAGATGTTTATGATTTTTGCATCCATATTGGAGGCAGTCAGCAAGAATACGCAAACAGCGCTGGGCTGTCTATCTCTCGCGTTTGCAAGATCATCGCAGCTATTAGAAAAAAAGCAAAAAATTTTTTCTGATAGGGTGCCAAGTTTTTGCCCAAAAATGTCCGTTGTAAAGTGAAGGGGTTAATCAGACCGCCTTCAATGTTCCTTGAAAACTGAATAGTTCAGTGCTGCGGATCTTTCCGCTTCTGCGAAGCAACACAGCTTCCGACGCCAAGACCTCCCGCAAGGGAGTGAGCGACCTCCGGAGAGCTATAACAGCCGTGTGGTGCGGCTGCTTGCGACGATGCAGATGCCGGGTATAATGATACTTCCGTCTTTTCTTTGAAGAGGCGGCTCGGAGCGATCCTCGGAGGGGTGAGAGTCCCATGATACCGATTAACCATTGGTAGTCCGCAGCATTCCCTATTCGGCAGGGACGCGAGCTGCAAATATGCCGGAAGTAGAACACTGTGAAAACGTCCCGAAAGGACTTATCAGTGAATACTATGGGCAGCAGTCCTCATGATTGCTGTCTATCAATTTGCTGATAAAGTGTTCTCGCGGCTTAACGCATAAGAAGGTAAATATTGGGCAAGAATACTCGTGAAAAGGCGGTGATGTTATGGAGAATGAGAGAAGCAGGAAAGAACTTCTCGACTCCTTGGTGGATATTCGGGACGTCAGAATTGACCGTTCCATGTCGGTAGAAGACCGGATGAAATCCTATGTGGAGCAGATCAAAAACCCCTATATGTTTAAGGTCGGCAACACGGTAGTCAGGGTTTCCTACGCAAATACTCAGGCTACAATCAATGACAATTTCGTAAATCTGCTTGCAAGTATGTGAGAAAGCCGTCGGATAACCCCAAAAGAATCTTTTTTGTGAACAAATCTGAAAAGGCTGGATAATTGCTCTGGACTGTGCTATAATAAGCATGGACAAAATCAGCGGAACACCACTGCTACTTTAGTTTTCGGGTTATCAGACCGGAATAAAGTAAGGAGTGGCGTTTTATGCTGAAATTATCTTTGGATAAAGATTATAAAGCCGCCATCTACCTGAGATTATCAAAGGAAGATGGCGACTTTTCTATTTCCGGTGAAAAACTTGAGAGTGACAGCATTTCAAACCAGAGAATGCTCATCAAGGAATACCTCAAGAAGCACCCGGAAATTACCGTAGTAAAAGAATACTGCGATGACGGCTTTACTGGCGCAAACTTTGAGCGTCCTGACTTCAACAGAATGATGGAGGCTGTCCGCGCTGGCTTGGTTGACTGCATCGTGGTGAAAGACCTTTCGCGTTTTGGTCGTGAGTATATTGAGGCTGGTGACTACATCCAGAAGATATTCCCCCGCCTCGGTATTCGTTTTATTGCAATCAACGACAACTATGACAGCGCACAGCCTGGAGCGGCAGACAACGAGCTTGTCCTTCCGTTCAAGAACCTGATGAACGATTCCTATTGCCGTGACATCTCCATCAAGGTCAGATCAAACCTTGATGCGAAGCGACGGAACGGACAGTTTGTCGGCTCTCGTGTGGTTTTCGGGTATCTGAGATCACCGGACAACAAGAACCAGTTGGTGATTGACCCGGTTGCCGCGCCGGTTGTGCAGGACATTTTCAAGTGGAAGATAGAGGGGCTGTCTCCGGCTCAGATCGCAGACCGGCTTAATGACGCCAATGTCCCTTCTCCGATTGAGTACAAGAAGGCGAATGGCTCAAAGCAACGCACCTGTTTCCAGACGAAGAAGGTCGCTCTGTGGAGTGCCGTTGCGATATATCGCATTCTCAAGAACGAGATTTATACCGGAACACTGGTGCAGGGCAAAACCACGTCTCCGAACCACAAGGTTAAAAAGACCGTAGTGAAGCCGCAAAGCGAATGGGCGCGGACAGAAAATGCCCATGAGCCTATTATTGCCCATGCTCAATTCGATCTTGTTCAGAAGCTCATGCTTGATGATACAAGAAGCCCGTCCGGTGCAACCGGCGTCCATCCGTTTTCCGGGAAAATTTATTGTGCTGACTGCGGAAGCCCGATGGTACGCAGAGTATCACGCTGCGGAGATAAGGAATATGCCTATTTCATCTGCGGTGGCAACAAGAGCGACAAGACCTCCTGCTCGGCTCACAGCATCAAAGAATCTGTTGTATATGACGCCGTTCTCGCTGTTGTTCAGGGACATATTGATGCCGCTATGAACATGGCAGATGCGTTGAGGCGGATTGATGATATGGCTTGGGAAAACCGTGAGATTGAGAAGATCAAAGCAAAAATTTCGTTTCAGGAAGAAATCATTGATAAGAACCGCCGCTTGAAAACCGGTGCTTATGAAGACTTCAAGAGCGATTTTATCAGCCGTGAGGAATACAAAGCCTTCACAGCTCAGTTCGACCAGCAGATCAAGGAGGCAAGCGACACCATTATGCGGCTCACCAGTGAGCGAAACAGCGTGATGGGTGGGCTGGCAGAGCAACAAAGCTGGCTTGAGCAATTCAGAAAATACGCAAATATCAAGGAACTCACTCGAAGCACCGTGGTCAACCTAATCGACTATATTCATATTCGAGAGAACAAAGACATCGATGTCGGTCTCATGCACTGTGACCGCTTTGCATCTATCGTCGAGTTCCTGCGCGAACGTCAGGAAAAGGAGGACGCGAATAAAGTCATTCGCTTTGAAAGGAAGGTGGTCTAATGGCACGAGTATCGCGGAAAAAGCAAAATCTCCCTACCCCGGCAGTTGATACTCCTATCCGCCGCTGGAAAACCGCTCTTTATGTCCGCCTCTCCGTCGAGGATAACGGTAAAGGTTCGGACTCGATTGAGAACCAGACCACGCTCCTTGAAGACTATGTTGCGTCACGCTCGTATCTTGAGAAGACGGCGCTGTTCGTTGACAACGGCTATACCGGAACAGATTTTCTCCGTCCAGAGTTTAACCGGATGATGGAAGCCGTCAAGATGGGCATTGTAGATTGCATCGTGGTGAAGGACTTATCTCGTCTCGGCAGAAACTATATCGAAACCTCTCAGTTCATTGAAAAGGTCTGCCCGTTCTTCGATCTGCGATTTATCTCCGTCAATGACTCCTTTGATACTGCGACGGTAACAAGCGAGGGGCATTTATCCGCCTCCCTGTCGAACATCGTCAATGATTTTTATGCGAAGGACATCTCGCGCAAGGTTACAACAGCCCTTCAAGCGAAGATGGAGCGCGGGGATTATATCGGAAACTATGCACCGTATGGCTATCGTAAAGACCCTGAAAACAAGAACCATCTTCTGATCGACCCTGAAACTGCGCCGATTGTTGTCCAGATATTCCAATGGAGAGCCGAAGGCGTCAGCTACATGGGCATCAACAAAAAGCTCAACGACGCCGGTATTCTTTCCCCCAGTCAGCTCAAACGGGAGCGCGGGGTGGAAACGAACTTCAACAAGAAGTATCGGGTCATTCTGTGGAACAAACACATGATAACCGAAATCCTTCAAAACATCGTCTATATCGGGCATTTAGCTCAGAAGAAAGGCAGTCAGTGTCTCTATGGAGGCATCCCTTATCACATCACGTCCGAAGACGAATGGATCATCGCTAAAAACACCCATGAACCACTTCTCAGTGAAGAACTGTTTGAAAAGGTGCAGGAGATCAACCGTGCAGCCGTAGAACGCACGAGAGCCAATTCAGGCAAGTACGATCATCTACCCAAAGCGAAAAATATCTATGGGAAGAAGTTTGTATGTGCCGAGTGCGGGGCAATCATGAAATTGCAGCGTTCCATCAGCACGAAGAAGGACAAGGTGTATTTCACCTTCAAATGCCCGACCTACGCCGAGCATGGAACAAGAGGCTGTTCCGACGTGAAAATACGGAAGCAGGATCTTGACGATGCAGTTTTTTCCTTCATCAAGTCTCAGATGGAAGTATTCCTCGACATGGAGAAGACGCTTCATTCTCTGCTGGCAATGAAAAAAGTCATGATCAAGCAAGACAATTCCGTTCAGGAGATACGGACACTGCGTCAAAAACTTGCGCAAAAGCAGTCTCTCCTTAGCGGTATGTACGTTGATCTCAAGGAAGGATTGCTCTCTGACGCCGAGTACAGCCACCATAAAGAGATCGTCATGGAGGACATCCGGGCGATTGAGAGAAATCTATCCGAGCTGGAAGCGCCAAAGAATCAGACTGAGGAACAGATTACCGGCGAAATGAAGTGGGAGCAGATGATCCGCCGTTTCCACGACGCGACGGAAATCTCCGAAGAAATGGCGGACGCTTTCATCGAGACCATGAAAATTCATAAGGATGGCACATTGGAAATCAAACTCAGCTATATGGATGAGTTTGCGGCACTTACGAAGACTTGCGAGAAAATCAGGAAGGAGGTTGCTTGATGAAGCAGCAAATCGCAATTTATCTGCGCTTGTCGCTTGAAGACGTTGACAAGCGTACAAACAAAGTCAAGGATGAGAGCAACAGTATCGCATCGCAGCGTATGCTCATCAATCGTCATCTGGATCAGAATCCGCTTCTCTGCGATCTGCCTCGTATAGAGTTCTGTGATGATGGTTTCTCCGGCACGAACTTTGATCGTCCTGACTTTGCAAAGATGATAGAGTGTGCAAAGCATGGAGAAATTAGCTGCATCGTAGTGAAAGACCTTTCCCGCTTCGGGCGAGACTATCTTGAAGTTGGTGACTATTTGGAGCATATCTTCCCGTTTCTCGGCATCCGCTTCAAGTCTATCAATGACCACTATGACAGCGCGAAACATGAAGGCAAGACTATCGGTATGGATATTGCCTTCAAAAACCTCATCTACGACTATTACAGCAAAGACCTGTCCAAGAAGGTCAAGTCTGCAATGGGCATGAAACAGGAGAAGGCAAAGTTTGTGAACACAGTCCCATACGGGTATAAAGCCGATCCTGCTGACAAGCATCACCTTATCATCGACGTGGAAACCGCTCCGATAGTCCGCCGTATTTTCATGGAAGTGATTGGTGGCAAGTCCTGCACACAGATTGCAAAGGAGCTGAATACAGAGAGCATTCCAACGCCCGCCCAGCACAAAGCCGTATCCAGAAAGGCATCTTCCAAGAAGCCCCAGTGGACACATCGCGGTATCCTGACTATGATAGAAAGTGTGAAGTACACTGGAACAATGGTCAACCATACCCGCGAAAGCAGATTCATCCGTGACAAAAACCAGCGGCGCGTTCCCAAAGAGGAATGGTATGTCCGCGAAAATGCGCATGAGGCGATTGTGACAAAGGATGAATACGAACAGGCACAAGAGGCAATCCAGAGGCGTAGAAAGTTTGTCCGAAGCTCCCATGACCAGTCAGACCGAGTTTACTTCTGCGCCCATTGCGGCGGAAAACTTGAGAAAGCCAATGGAACCGTATTTGCCTGTCCGTCCCATCGGTATCACGATGGCAGTCCGTGTGAAAACGTCCGCTGGCGAAAAAGCGCACTTGAAGAAATCGTCTTTGAAGCACTGAAAAGACAGATCGAAATCGTCAGTGTTGAATCCGCAGCCGTCAGAAAAACAGCGAAAAGCAAAGGTGAAAATCTGGAAAGACAGCTCGTCTTGCTGAAAGCTCAGTATGATGCCTGTGATCGCGAGAAGTTTACGATCTATGAAAACTACCGTGAAGGGAAGCTGACTCCGGAAGAGTATCTGTCCGGCAAAGACGCCCTTGCACAAAAACAAGCCGCCCTGAAAGAGCAGCTTGAAACCTGTGAGACTCAGCTTGAGGTCTTTCATCAGCAAAGTCTTAATGCAGAAGAACAGCATGAAGCAGCAAGCCGGATGACCGGCTTGCCCGATGACAAACTCAGAGAGCATCTGTATGATGCAGTTGAACGTGTACTTGTTTATGACACCGAGACAATCGAAATTGTCTGGAAGTTCAACGAATCAAAAATCGACACCGATGAAAACATCGGAGTTGCGAATTGACTCCGGTGTTTCATTTCGGGGTAAATCTGTCGAATTTGCTCCTAAAATAACATAATCTATCGAAACCTCGTAGGCGCATCGTAGCACCGTCCGGAAAGCCCAGAGCCATTGATATTAAAGGCTTTTCGGATAGTTTGTAAAATTTTTTTGCACCTACTTGACATAAAGGGACGATTTAGGTAGATTCGTGACAAGGGGTCAGTGCGCCCATTCGCACCCGCGAGGTGGAATAGACCCCATTATTT